CAAACTGAACTGAACGGAAAATTATTTCTTGCGGCGTGCCACCGCTCATTCCTCAACATACGAGCGATGCCGAACGGTGCGAAGAACTGGTGCTTTACGCTCAACCGCCGTACTGGGGAGGGGGATGACGACTGGGCGAGCCGCATAGCTACTACCGCCGCCGCTGGGGCGCTGGGCGATGTAGTTTACCTTGTGTTCCAAGCCGAGCGGGGTGGGGACGCCCGCCGCGAGCACCTGCAGGGCTACATGCAACTCAAGAAACGCTGCACCATGAGCGCCGTGAAATCCAGTATTCTCAAAGATGGCGAAGTACACCTCGAGGTTGCGCGTGGGTCTCCGGCGCAGAACGAAACATACTGTACCAAGGACGATGATCGCATATCGGGGCCGTTCAGGTTCGGCTCCATTGAGCTTGTGCAGTCCGGACGACGTACGGACATCGACGACGCCGCTGAGCTCGTACTCGCCGAAGGTATGACCGCCGTTGCTGCAGCGATGCCTGGCACCTATATTCGTTACCACCGAGGGCTTCGTGCATACCAGCAACTCATGCAGCGTCGCAACGCACCGACCGTGCGAGATGAAGTTGCCGTCGCAGTACTCGTGGGCCCTACCAACATAGGAAAGACGTGGACAGCTATGGGGCTGGACGAACCGGCATGCACCTACGTTCTCCCTATTCAAAACAAGGGCAACTTGTGGTTCGATAACTACGAGGGGCAGCGCACCCTTATAATCGATGACTTCGACCCGTCGGTGATCCCCTATCGCAGCCTTCTGCGCATCCTTGACCGCTACCGCCTGGACGTGCCAGTTAAAACGAACTATGTTCCGGCCGCGTGGAAGGTCGTCGTGATCACTGCGAACCACCACCCAAGCACCTGGTACCTCGGAATGCCCGGAGTTGACTTCTACGACGCGGGACCTCTCGAGCGGCGCCTGAGCTTGATCTACACCACGGACAGCCGCGAGCAGTCGGCGGGCTTCATAAATGCCTTTTATTTGACTTTCGACTCTGATATCCCGGAGGACCACGTTGCGACAGAAGGCCGAGGTGAGGCCGAGGTTGCGGGTAATACTGAACCGCAACCTCGGCCTCGGAGCCATATTCCGACTGATGATATGGCTGCAGCGCCTGACGACGTTATGGTGCCTCCTCTTTCCTCAAGCGCAATGGAGCGCGATTTCGAGGCTGTCGAGTCGGATGACTCGTGTTCTGACACTCTGGATTTTGAGGAGTTCCTCACCACTCATGGCATTGAAATGCGCGACGACCAAGACTACTTCTCGGAAGATTCCGTTGGGTTTTAAACGTCGTTTTTTATATACTAATACCCGAAGCTAACGCCCCTGTCCACCATGACTTTACTGACTACCAGTCACCCTAATCCGGTCCACCCGACCGGTGGCAGGAGCGCTTCATCGCAGTGCCCCGCGGCATTCCGGCTGCGCCTCCCTTAGCCGCATTCGTTACGAACGCGTGAAGAATTGTATCGCGGAATCCCAATTCGTATCGTCTATATTGAGGCCGAAATCACTCCCAAGCAACTCGAACACGAGGCTATCGCCTACCTTGAGTTTGCGACCTGTCTTCACAGCGCCTTCCAGCACAAAAGCATGAGGGCCAGCATGATCCCGCTGGGTGAAACGAACTAGCCCAAAGGCCAGCACGTTCTGCTCGGGCTGATAGAGATCACCTCCATCAGTAGGATCAATGGTACTAGCTGACTGACCATCAGGCACTACCGCTATCACCCAGTGAAACATTCCGCCTACCGCCGATTCCTCGGACATGGTGGTGTGCACCCAACGCAAACCAAGAAGCGTGCACGGGTATGTAGCAGTGAACAACGATGTCTCGAATTGCCCCGGAGTCTCCGACACGAAGTCAAAGTTAACCACCTTGAGGTGCTTGTCAATCGGACGAGTTTGGAATGTAGGGAACTCATCGGACGCGGACGCTCCGTCTCCTATAATATAAACATTCATTAAAGGAAAAACAACGTGTCAGAGGACACGGGCACGACGAGAACAATGAGCACTCAGGTCTTGAAAAAGAATTGGATCACGCCGAACATGAGCCACGTGTTCGTAGCTTCAGAGATCGCAATGAGCTGAAGGACATCACCCTGTTTGAGCTTCCGCATCGTCTTGGTCGTTCCTTCGAAACGCTCTGCATGAAGATCGGTTCCCGTGGAAACCGCGCTTCCGAACGCCAAGACATCCTGCTCGGGAGTGTACATGTCCGCCGCAGCGGACGTAGCGATCGTGCTCGCCGCTTGCCCATCCTGCGTCACAATGATAGCCCACGTCAACTGCGTCACCGCAGTGCCAGCATCCTGAACAGCTCCAAGACTCCAACGAAGACCAACAACAGTTCCCGGGAACGTAGTTGTCTTGAGCGTCACGGCATCCTGAGTGTTGTCGATACCTGCCAAGTTGACAACCTTCAACTCCTTGTCGATCGGACGTGCCACGGCGCGAGCTCCACCAGCGCGGGCGCGCTTCAACGGACGACTCATCTTGAGAACTGATTTATATTCAACTCTGCGCAAAGGCCGAATTCGCTGCGCAAAAACCGCCTTTCGGTCGCAAAATGGAACTTGCTTAATTTGTGCAAGTAGCCATGTTTAGACCTATTTGTGGGGCGCCCCACAAACTGAACTGAACGGAAAATTATTTCTTGCGGCGTGCCACCGCTCATTCCTCAACATACGAGCGATGCCGAACGGTGCGAAGAACTGGTGCTTTACGCTCAACCGCCGTACTGGGGAGGGGGATGACGACTGGGCGAGCCGC